CGTTTGTCTTTCAAGACCGTAACGTAACAGCTGGCAGTACAGGGGCTACGCCTACAGTATTTAACGATAATGGCACAGATATTAGCTACTTTAATGCGGTGTGGCGCCTTGACGATACCTTAGTTTACAACTCAGCCAGCGTTACCCGTACAGGGGGCACGGCCCAGGTAGCTACTAACTCAGCCAGCATAGATAAGTACTTTGTGCATAGCTACAACCAGCAAAACCTGTTAATGGAGACCGATGCCGTAGCCCTAGATTACGCACAGGCATACGTTGCATCTAGGGCTGAGACTAGTATCCGATGCGATGCTATACAGCTAGACCTCTATACCGATAACTACAACTTAGGCATTATTGCAGCGCTAGACCTGGACTACTTTGACCCTGTAACTATTACAACTAACCAGCCTGGCGGATCAACGCTAACTAAGACTTTGCAGGTGTTTGGCGTAGCTCAGAGCATTACGCCTAACAGCTGGAAAACAACACTTACCACTTTAGAGCCAATTATTGACGGCTTTATATTAGACTCATCCATATACGGTTTGCTTGACAGCGGCGTATTAAGTTATTAAGGAGCTAGGACTATGGCAGCTGGATTAGGTTTTAAGACCTTTACTACTGGCGAGGTACTTACGGCAGCTGACACTAACGGCTACCTAATGCAAGGCGTGTTGGTGTTTGCCTCTTCGGCTGCCCGCGCTGCAGCTGTTACCTCACCACAAGAGGGGCAATACTCTTACTTAAAAGATACAAACAGTACTGAGTATTATGACGGGGCCGCGTGGATCGCTGCACCTATCGGAGACATTACAGGCGTTACAGCTGGCGTAGGTATTACTGGCGGTGGCACAAGCGGCACGGTAACCGTTACTAATGATATGGCTACAACCATTACTGCAGCGGGTGACATTGTGGTAGGTACAGGTAGCGCCACTTACGATAACCTACCTATAGGTACTACTGGCCAACTTTTAACGGCAGATACAACAGTATCGCCCTATAAAGTAAAATGGGCAACACCAGCCGCAAGTGCAAGTGGATTGACCTTTATTACTGGTGCGACATTTTCTTCAGCCGCTTCAGTTTCCTTTCCAACAGGAACATTTTCTTCAACCTATTTGGCTTACAAAGTTATTTTTGCCGTTTCAGGCGGAACAATTGACGCGGTTTTGTCTGCTCGATTTAGGACATCAGGAACAGATAATTCAAGTGCTTATTACTATGGCAGATTCAATGGTGTGCAACCCAATGGCACGGCGGTGAGTGTTGGCGGCGGTGGCACAACTAGCCAAGCGTGTGGAATTATTGAATACACAAACAACGCGCCATTTTTTGTTTTTGATGTATCTAATCCTTATGCAAGTCTGCGAACAGATTTCGCTGGTTCAGCCGTCTTTTGCGTTGCTGCAACGGGTTCTAGTGGCTTTGGTTCTATGGCTGGATTTTACAATTCAACAACAAGTTTTGACTCTATGAGTTTTAATCTGGCAAGCGGTTCAATGTCAGGTTATTACAAAGTTTATGGCTACCAGAATTCTTAGGAGATAAAAAATGACAACAGAAAAAATGATGATTCTTGATGGCGATGTAATGCGCGAATATACCGAGGCAGAGTATGCACAAAATGCCAAAGATATCGCCGATGCACTAGCTGCTAAAGTTGAGGAAGATGCTAAGGCTGCAATTCTTGAAGCTAACAAAGCTGCAATTTTGGAAAAGTTAGGCATTACGCCCGATGAAGCAAAGCTACTACTTAGTTAAATGCAGACTAGCTACAACGGCTGGCCAGCATCTAAGGATCAGGCTGAGATAGGCGTTAAGCCTTTTAAGGTAGAAGGAACAAACCTTAAACTGCGTTGCGCCGAAAAGGTAGCGCCCTTACTTATTAACTTTGCTAAAGAGTTTAACGAGCTCATTGAGCCAATAGAAGGTGGCACTTTTGACGATTGGGGCTATGCCTACAGAGACGTAAGAGGTGTGGTAGGCAAACTAAGTAACCACGCTAGCGGCACAGCTATAGACCTAAACGCAACTAAGCACCCTTTAGGCAAGGTAGGCACGTTTGATGCAGCTAAGGTACCTATGATCCGTGCCCTGGCTAAAAAGTACGGGCTAACCTGGGGCGGGGATTGGACTAGAAAAGATGAAATGCACTTTGAGATAGCACTAAGCCCTGAAAAGGTCACGGCTTTAATTACAAAGTTAGGATTAGAAAATGCCAACTAGCGCACAGGTAAGCGTAGGCACTACGGCTACATTATTGGTAGCTGCAAACTTTATGGATCAAACCGTGTGGATACATAACTCAGGCGGTGCCCTGTATATCGGCGCTAGCAACGTGACTACAACAAACGGCTACAAGCTAGACACCGATGATAAAATGGAGCTACCAGTAGGCGATAATGAAGGCCTTTACGGGATCGTGGCCTCAGGCACTAATACGGTATTTATACTAAAACAGGTCAACTAAGGGGCATTGAAGGAGCAATACAATGAAAGAGCAACTAAAGGCTGCGGCCTTGTCCTACCTACGTGCAGCTCTATCGTGCGTTGGTGCGCTGTATCTATCAGGTATCACAGACCCTAAAGTACTAGCTAATGCTTTTCTAGCTGGGCTAATTGGGCCAGTACTTAAAGCTATGGCACCTAATGAAAAGCAACTCGGGATAGGCGCTAAGTAAGTGTCACAGGCCCAGGCATACATAGCCGTAGCTTTGGGGATTGCTACGCTTTCAGGGCTTATGGCTGGGCTTGTGCGGCACCTTGTTAAGTATTACCTATCTGAGCTACGCGATGACGGCAACGGCGGGCATAACCTCAAAGGTAGGGTAGAGCGTATAGAGATACGCGTAGATAAGATTTACGAGCTGTTGCTGGAGGACAGACTCAGTAAGTAGGGCGTGTCGCGTTGCCTTTTGTCAGTAGCTAGGTTCATACTTTAACTACACACGCCGAGAGGGCTACTCGGATAAGTAGCTTATCGGCCTTAACAAAGGGCGAAAGATGAACAGTTTAGATCTAATGGTAGTAGGTATGGTTTGCCTATTTATGGGCTTATTCATATGGGCAGCTTATGAAATGGGCTACAAAGTAGGACTCGGTGAAGGTTACCTGCGTGGCCGTAATATCGCTAAGGCGCTAAAAGAAGCTGAGGCCAAGCGATGAGTAACTTCTTAGAAGGCTACGAGGATGTCAACGCCAGGATCATCAGAGCGCGTGCCGAATATCCCACGCTACGTTTAGTGGCATATATCGAGGATATAGACATAACAAAAGGTTATATTTTAGTTAAGGCTGAGGCCTACAAAGAGTACGAAGATCATCTACCTAGCGCGGTTGATTATGCTTTTGAGATGCGTAGCGATAGAGGCGTTAACCTACACTTTTGGGTAGAAAACGCAGTAACAAGCGCTTACGGGCGCGTTATCGGTTTGCTTACACCTGGCGGTATTGCTCGCAGTACAAAACAGGATATGGAAAAGGTAGAGGCGCTTAGCACTAAAGACGTAGCACCTGTTAGTGATGATCTATGGGCTACTACACCTGTAGCACAGACCATAGAGGCAGTTAAAAATGAGCTAGGCGGCATTTACCTGCAAGGCAAACCTGAGTGTAAGCACGGTGCCCGCGTTTGGCGTACAGGCACTAGCGCTAAGACAGGCAAAGAGTGGGGCAACTACAGCTGCATAGAAAAGAGCAAGGCAACACAATGTGACCCTGTTTGGTATATGCAGACCTCTACAGGTTGGGCGCCCCAGGTATGAGCGACAGCTACGAGTTAATTAACCTTAAAGAGATGACAGGCAAACTCTTTGTTAACGGTGAGTTAGCAGCTGAGTACAAGGTTGAACAATGCGATAAGTGCGCCCTGGTAGCACAGCTAGATAAGTTTGGATATCAAAAAAACAGCTATGAAAACATCATATGGTTTTGCAAAGGCTGCCGATGATAGACACAGAGCAAGAGCTATTTAATTACATCAAGGGCCGATACTTAGACGATCTAACTAAGTCATCTGACCAGTATGAATACCACGATGCCACTAGCACCCTGTATAGGCTGCACATAGAGCTAAAATGCAGGCACACGCATTACGATAACCTGCTCATAGAGCAAGAAAAGTATGATGCGCTAATGCAACAGGCCGAGCGCCTGGGCTTTACACCCTTTTACGTAAATGCCACACCTCAGGGCATCTACGCCTTTAACCTGCGTAAGATAACTGTTAAGTGGTCAGTTAAAAGGCTGCCTGCTAAGACAGAGTTTGACTCTCAGGGCCAGGTTGATAAGACCGTGGCCCTTTTGCCTATCTCAGAGGCGGTGCAGTTATGAGTGAGTCAATACGCTTTG